GCGCAGCTTGCGCACGTCCTTGTCGTCGGTGCCCTGCGGGTACTTGCCCACGGCCGTCGGCATGCCGAACTTGTCCGCGAACGTGAGCCAGAAGCCGAGGCCCTCGCGCTTGAAGAAGACCGGCCAGAAAAGCCGCGAGCCCAGCCCCAAGCCGTAGGGGCTGCCGTCCTTGGCGCCGACGCTGTGCACGAGGAACTTCTTCTGCGGGAGCTCCTCGCCGTCGAGCAGGTTTTCGAAGGTGAGGAGCCGGAGCTCGTATTCGGGCGTGAAGGAGAAGCGCCGCTGCTGGCGGGCGATCACCTTTTCGACGATGACCTGGCTGCCATCCTGGCCCCACATAATCTCGCCCACCGCGAAGCCCTTGAGGTGCGCGTCCATGAGGTCGAGCGTCAACCTGTCGAAGTTGAAAGAGCAGAGCTGCTCCTCGAGCATCGCCACGGCCTTCTTGTCGGAACGCGAGTCGCGGGCGGGCTGCAGCTCCCACCAGCGGGTGTCTTCCTCGTCCTCCTCTGCCGGCGCCCAGGGGCGCGCGAGGACCGCGAGCTTGCGCTTCTGCAGCACGGCGAAGCACTGCGTGTCGCGCTCGATCTCATCGTAGATCTTGAGGCCCTTGCCCTGGCCTCGCTGGATCAGCGTGTCATCGGTGTTGAGCAGCCGGTTGCCGAACCACTGATGCAGGATGTCGCGGCGGATACCGGCGATCTCGACCTGGAGAGGCTGCTTGCCGTCCAGCGGCACGCTGGGCCGGCCGGGGATGCCCCCGAGTTGCGTCAGTGCTTCGTCACCCATTCAAGGCTCCGCGGAAGTCGTCAATGGCGCGGGTATCTCGGCCGCGCGGGATGGAGCTGAAGTCGAACGCGCCGGCGCCTCGCGTGCTGGCGACGGCCCACAGGATGTAGAGCGCGATCAGCCCGTCGTAGTGGTGGTGGCTCTGCTTTTCTGGCCAGGTGTCGAGCTCGTCCTCGAGCTGGGACAGGCCGGCGCAAAAGAGAATGCGCGGCTCCAGCTCGTCGCAGACGAAAGGCTCCATCGAGTCAATGAGCACCTCGGCCGGGAGGCTCGCCGTGATGCCCACCAGCGGAATCGCGACGGGCGGCGTGGCGTGCAGGCCGCCTTTCACGATGGACAGCCGCAGCGCCTCGTAAGCGTTGTTGTTCTCGAAGCCGATGGCGACGCACTTGTGCGCGCGCTGATAGGCGGTGAGATCTGCCTCGAGCTTCGAGGGCACGCGGCGCTTGATCTCGGCCGTATGCACATGGAGCTTCTTCTTGTCGGTGTCCCAGGCGCCGCCGACGAGAGCCGACGGGTGGCCGGTCTCACCCCTGCCCATCGACGGATCCACCCCGGCGAACTCGATCCAATAGCTACCGCGATGCACCCAGAAGGAGAGCCGATGGAAGGTCTTGTCCTCGTCGTTGCGGGCGCTGCCCTGCATCTCGGTCTGGAAGGCGCGGCGGTTCTTGGCCCGCTGGCGCATGAGCCAGTAGAGCGAGCGCACCGAGGGCCAGCTCGTGACGGCGGCGGCGTCCATCTCCTTCCGGTTCGCCCGGTAGAAGACGAACGAAGGGAGTTTCTCCTCCGGGCACACCTCGCCACGCGACTTGAAGGCCTCGGACGCGGTGCGATCGTCGTTGCGCATCAGCTCTTCGCACTTCGCCCACAGCTCCATGTTCGCGGGGAAGCGCTCGATCGCCTTGAAGGCGTGCACCATGTGGCCCAGCGTGTGCTCGGCCCGGTTGATCGGATCGCCCTTGGCGAGCTCCGTGCCCACGCCCAGGAACTTAACGCTCCCGTCGGGCGGCCCGAGGTAGTCGATCGCCTTCTCGAGCCAGTCCCAGCGCTTGTCGCGCTCGGTCGGGCTCTTGGCCTCGGCGTCGGTGATGAGGTCGTCGCCCAGGAGCACCTTCGGACGGCTCGCCCCGTGAAAGGTGCCGCGGATGGCCTGCTCGGCGCCGAAGGACTCGAACTTGACGCCGGCCTTGGTGACGAACTCGCCGATCTTCCACACGTCGGTCGCCCCGCAGGCCTCGGGGAAGTCGAGCGCCAGCGCGGCGTTGTACTGGAGCTCGACCTTCACCACCTCGAGGAGCTTGGCCGGAAGCCGCGTCTCGGCCCCCAGCAGCACGACGTAGTCGTTGAATGGCGGCGCCGCGCCTTTCCAGCCGATCTCGCCGCGCACCGCCGGCAGCTCGAGCAGCGCCTGCACCGCGATCCAGCACGGGCCGATCTTCGTCAGGAGCGAGGACTTCGCCTCGCCGCGTGGTGCTTTCCACCAGTCGCGAGATCCGGAGGGCGAGCGCAAGAGCTTCGGGTAGAGCTCGCAGAAGTGCGCCTGGAAGAGCGACGGCTCGCCGCGGATGTGGTGCGGGAAGTAGGTGTAGGCGAAGAAGCGGAAGTCGCCTTGCAGCACGCGCCGGCGGCGCGCGGCGACGGCCTTGGGCGAGGCGTCGAGGCCGCGCCGGTGCGCGTCGATGTCGCGGCGAAGCTGCGCCGAGAGCTCGCCCAGGGCGGCGAGGAAGTCCTTGGCGCTGAGCTGGTCACTGTTGCCGATCATGCCAGGATGCGCGAAAGCCGAGCGCCGAAGGGCTCGAGGATGCGGGCGAAGGCATCCAGGTGCTGGGGATGCTCGCTCTTGATGAAGTCGGTGAGGGCCTGCAGCACGTCGATCGCCACCGCGTGCTTTGAGATCTCCGGCGCGACGCGACGGAACGAGGCCATCGTCTTGTTGAACGCATCGGAGAGCGCAGCGATCGCCTCTACGCGATCGCGGGCGGTCATCTCCTGGTCCTGGCGAAGATCCGCCATCACGGTCTGGTGCGCGAGGAGGTAATCGTTCAGCAGCCCGCGCGCCAGGTCGCCGAAGTTCTGCTCCGACATGGCAACGGCTCCGCGCGCCTTCTCCCAGTCGTCGCCGTTGGCGGCCGCCTCGCGTTTCCACCTGGCGGCGGTGGAGAGGCCGACCTTGCACTTCTTGGCGGCGAGCTCGATCCCCAGCCGGTCGAAGACGTAGGCCGCTCGGAGTGCCAGCTTCTTGTCGCGGCCGTAGGCCATCAGGCGCCGCCCCCGAGCTTCCGCTTGACCGTCTCGACCAGGAGCGAGATCCCGATCGCCACCACCGAGCCGCCTACCGCGCCGTGGACGGCCGCGCGGGTCTCCAGCTTGTTGAGCCGCTGCTCGATGGCAGAAAGCTTGCCTGTGTGTTCCCCCTGCTTGGCCACGACGCCATCGAGCTTGCCGTCGATCTGGCCCAGCATGAAGATCGCCTCATTGCGTGCCTGGTCGGTCACCCTTGGCTCCTGGTTCGTTTCACGTAATCGTCCCGGCACGCAGCACTGCACCACCGCGCGCCGTCTTCAGTCTTGGCACCGCACTCGTTCCAGCAGTCCTTCACGCGCGGCGGCGTGCGGGCGGCGAGCTCGCGCGCCTTCGCAATCCCGGCCTCGCGATCGCGCTGCTCTCGCTCCTCCGCGCGGTCGGCGATGTCGGCCACGGCGCTACCGCTTGGGCGGCGGTTCTTTGCCGCACACCTGCACGCTGTAGGTGCCGTCCTGCTTGCTGCGCTCAGCCCGCGCCACGATGCCGTTGCCGAAGCCGTCCGCGCGGAGCTGATTCGCCAGCGCCTCGATACGCTCCACGGCGGCGGCGCCGGTTGTGGCCGCGGCGGTGAGGGTTTTCTCCATCATTTGCGGATGGTCCAGAAGTCGCTCGCGAGCCGCGGATTGGCGACATACTCGAAGGGCATCGTGAAGTAGCCCTGCTGGCCCCAGCTCGCGCCCCAGGAGTTGCGCACGATGAGTCGCTGCGAGGGATTGTCGTAGCCCACGGCCAGCACCGCGTGGCCGCCCAGGAGCTGCTCGCCCTTGGCTGGCAGGTTCACGATGCCGGACTGCGCGACCTGGTCGGACTCGAAGCTCGAGTAGACTGAGAAGCCGAAGACGACCGGGAAGCCGGCGGCCAGCGCGGACATGCTCCCGGCCAGCGACGTTACCCGCAGGTACTCGCTGATCTTGTGCCCGGCGGCGTCCGTGTAGCACTTCGCCGAGGGCTTGCGCTTGAACTGCGCGATCACGTAAGGCCACAGCGTCTCGTGACAGGCGCCAAGCGTGGCGAGCGTCTTCACGCCGTCGCGGATCTGCGCGCCGCTGTCCTGGCTCACCGTGCCCTCGAGGTTGCGCTCGTTCCAGTACACGAAGAGCCGCGAAATCCGGTAGAAGCCGTTGCCGCTCGGCCCTTCGAGGAACTCCAGCGCGCCGGCCAGGGCGTGCGCAGTGCAGGAGCCGAGCTGGCCCTGGTCCTCGACCGGCGAGCATTTCGGGCGCAGGTCGACGTGCGACGGCAGCGGCGTGCCGGGGAGCGCGTAGAGGTGGTCGCGATGATCGGGCAGGTCGGGCTTCCAAGTGTAGCGGCGCATGGTGCTCCTTCAGAAGGTCGTGGGCTTCGCGACGGCGCGGGTGATCGCCATGAAGCCCTTTTGTAGGTCGGTGACGCCGATGGCGAGCCAGCGTTGGTCGACGTCAGGCATCACCTTCAGCCGCCCGACAAGCGCCTCGACGAGGCCAGCCGTGCTCTTCACGTCGTTCATGGCCGCGATCTCCTCTGCCGACAGATCGCGGTAGCCCTTGATGTGACGGTGCTGGTTGTCCATGTCAGCACCCCGCCGTTCCGCCGGCGCCGCCGGCTCCCGAGGCGCCACCGGCGCCGGTCGTCGTGCCGCCCGTGGTTCCGCTGCCGGCACCTGTGCCGCCGGTGCAGGTGCGCGTCGTGGTCGTGGTGGTTGGCGGCGAATCCACGGTGTTGCCCGTTCCGCTGACCAGCTTGCCGCTGTTGTCGTTCGCGTTGCCGTTCGTGGTGCGGTTCTGGTTGCCCATCACCGAGCCCGCGCCGAGCGTGTTGTCGTTGTTGTTGCCGTTGGTCGTGCGGTTGTTGTTGCCGTAGACGCCGCCGCCCGAGACGGTGATATTCGGCTGCAGGTTCGGGA